ACCTTGTCACGCAATTCATCGTCAAGTAAAAATGGTTCTCTTACTAATATCAAGTTTGGATTTTGTTTCATTATATTTGCGTTATCCACAATTTCTTCATAATCAACCGGATATAGCAGCATCTTTGAATAAACCTTATCTCCACGAGAATTTATTTTTCTTGTAAAAGTTGCCTCTGTAAATTTGAATCTTTCGGTGAAATGAGGGTTCATTTCCAAATTTCGTCTTGATATATAACCAATCGTCATTTTCGATGCCATTCACTTCTCTCCTTTTTTCTATCTTCAAGCCACTTATTATCAATGACATAAAAACCTACTACCAATCCACCTATAAGTAATATCCAAAAAATCCAAAAAACTATTATCTGCCATTCGGACTCAAGGCTTTCGATTGTATCTTCAATATTCTTATCATAATAAAAGTGAACATTAGAAATTGTATTATCTTTAAGTACAGCATATAATGTTCCTTTACATTCAGCAGGAGCAGCATAATACACATATCTTATATCTCCTGATGAATGCCACCAATCACCATCTATATATATCGTTTTTATTTCTCTTTCATTTGGTAAATGAATTGTATCATAAGGAAACTCAACACCAATAAAATCAATCTTTGTAGAACTTTTTGATTCTTCGCTAACATAATCCCAAGTATAATATTCTTCTGTTTCCGTATATGTTTCGGTTTTGCCTTTTGAGTTGGTTCTCGATTTTGTTACCGTTCTTGTGTGTCTTGTATATTTCTCTTTGACTTTCTTTATGTAGGAAAAGTCTCCCTCAATTTCGTTATAAGAAACTGTATCAATAGCTTTAAGTTTACCATATACGAAAGCATTACCTATATTTGTTCTCATACCGTGTTGAAACACATCTTTGTTATTGTCTATCTGCAATGCTGTATTGTATTCCTGATAATCATTCATTAAAGAATTACTTATTCCGGATGAAATCATAAAACCAAACACAAGCATTACAGAAATAATGACAATACTAAAGAGGACTTCACGCATGGTTACTAACCTCTTATCCATAGGTCAATCTCCGAAAAGATTTGTTGGTGCATCTTCCGACACATCATAATTTAAGTATGAATATTCAATCACCTCATAGCCAAGCATATCAAGAATATTACTATTCGGAAATTGCCTTATATACTGATTATAAGATTTAACAAACTTATTAAAATTACTTCGATAATTTGCAATCAAATTCTCTGTTGTTGTAAGTTCCGACATCAATTCTTTGTAGTTTTCATTGCTCTTTAATTCTGGATAAGCCTCTGCGACTGCGTTAATCATAGTCTGAATCTCGTTTACAGAATTATCAGACGATGTGCCTCTTGCCTCAACGACAGACATTAGGGTTTCGTATTCGTGTTTATCATACTGTTTAACACAATCAACAAGGTTAGGTATAAGGTCTGCTCTGCGCTTTTCCTGAACCTTAATGTCAGACTGCGCCGTACTGATTTGTTCCTCGTAAGAAATCGCCTTGTTTTTAACGCCATTGAAACCGAATACAAACATCATTGAAACGGCAACAATAATGGCAAGAATAATCAAACCAAGCTTTATATTTAATTTCTTTTTCGTTTTTTTCTGCATATATATATCTCCTATTCGCTCTATATTATTCTGGCTTTTTGTTGTGGGCTAAATTAACTTTTTCCATCTCTTCTGCATAAAAATGACTCACCGAAGGGATTGCGTTAAATTTATCCACAAAGGTATTCCAATTATTTTAAATCTCCCATTCGATAACTTTCCATAAGTTAGCAATTTCAGCGATATTCACTTCTTTATTGTCAATTTCTACAATTGTATTTCTTTGACCACAATCTGTCTCCCAAACCCAATACGATATCCAAGTCTCACCGTATTCATCAGGCTTAAGGTTTAAACCTTTTTCGAGACAGTCAATAAGTTCATCTTCCATAGTTACACCATGATATGCAAATGGCGATACATACTCTAAGACCAAATCACTATACTCATCGCCAAGATTCAAAATCTTATCTTCAAGTTCATGGATTCTTTGAATTTTGGCAAGGTATCTTTCAAAATCATTATATGTAATCACAGTTATTCCTCCTTACTGCTTGCCTGTTGAGCCAAAGCCGCCACGACTTTTTGTGTCAAGACATTCTACTTCTGTAAACTCAAAATCAGGCTGTTTCTGTGTGATGCGAAACTGACAAATTCTATCGTTTTTATGTATGGTTGTATCTCTCATTGCAATTACGGGCATACCCCATTGGTCGTTATCACCCGAATAAGAGTTGTCAATCACTCCCATGTGATTTGTCTGAATAATGCCATAATTCTTGTAAGTGCTACTTCTTGGTACAATGTAAGCTTCATAGCCAAACGGCAACTTCATTCCTACTCCGAGTGGAATAATGGCAAATTCGCCTTTATTAAGTGTGATATCTTTGGCTGATCTCAAATCAACCCAATCTCCGTTCGGAATTTGCTTAATCTTTTCAATGTCTGTAAAGTATTTAATTTTAATTTCCATATTTAACTCTCCTTAATTATTTTTTATCACTAAACGCTTTGACAATTGCAGATATTATACTGAGTAGTGAACTAAAAATTGTAAAACCCCATACTGCAATAAAACATCCGTTAGGTACTACAACCCCATTTGCGTTGAGTAAATAAAGCGATATAAGAAAAAATATCATTCCCATATATTTGTCATCCTTTCTGTGTTAATCAATCACATCCA